TCCTAGGTTCGATAGAAACTTGCATGTTAAAGATCCTTTCCCTGTACCACTGGATTGGATCATTGATTTCAATATCGACTTCCATCCCAGCAAGCCTTGGGCCGTGGTCTTTATGGCAACCTCACGTGCTGGTTTCAAATACATCGTCAAAGAGATGGAAATCAGAGGTAATCCTAAGTTCGTTGCTGAAGAGATTATCAGGTACCTTGAAACAATTAAGTGCAGAGTTGGGTATGGTCAAATTGATCCTCTGTCAAAGTCGGACAATAACAACGATAACACTGTTTATCAGATTGTTTCCGATACGTTGGCAGCGCACAATATATCACTCGATGTGGCATCTAAGGATAAAGATAATGGAATTGCAATGGTCAATAATTTGCTCTGGACAGAGAATGAAATGCCCGGTCTGTTCTTTTTTAAGGACTGTGTCAAAACTATCCAGCAGGTTGAAGACCTTATGTACGACGAAGAGTCTCTAAAGCCTATTGCAAAAAAGGTCGACGATGACTTTACTGAATGTTTATATAGACTTGCATTACTTGGGACTGAATGGTGGGATGCTAAAGCTACCGTCGCCGACAGTAAGAGCTTTATATTGTAATAGGAGGAACAATGGGAAAACAGTTAAAGAACTGGAGCGATGAAGAAATCGTATCCATTTTAACACCAGATATACAGGGTGCCGAAAGCATCCAGGATATCCTGGGAGAGCAGCGTGAGGACTATTACTCTAGGTTCCGTATGGAATTGTACGGCAACGAGCGTGATGGTTTCTCACAGACTGTAGCTCCAACGGTATATTCAGCACATAAGTGGACCATGGCCAACCTCATGGACATCTTCACGGAAGACTTTTTCGTCCTGAAGAGCGAAAACGAGGAAGAAGCTGCCGGAATACAGAAGGCAATCTATCGCCAGATGTTTAAACAGCAGGACGGATTCAGGAAATTCCATGACTTTCTGTTTAATGCTAACCTTTATCACTATGCTGTCATGAAAGTATGTTACAAAGATGACTTCGATCTTAAAATGGATCAGTATGAAGCATTAACGGATAAAGAATTTCAGGCATTAATGAAGGATAAGTCTGTAACTGTCACCAAATATGACGAAACTGAAATGGATGACGGTTCAACATGGTATAAAAATGTAAAAACTGTTCAGAAACGGACGAAATACGCGGGTCCTAGCTTTGAAGTTATCCCAAACTGGGAATTCTTCTATTCTCCTGACTCTAAAATAGTCGATTGGGGCGGAATACAGGGCAGACTCATATTTCACAAGCATTTAACGACTCTAAATGAAATAAAAAAGAAAGAAAAAGCTGGAATTTACAGAAAGGGAACATTTGATAAGCTAAAAGACAAAGCGGAACTCAATATTGGTCACGATACAGAAGAAAAAACTGAGATACTGTTCAATACTGACGACTTTTCCATAATAGACACACAGGAACCTTCAAAACTTCCAGAAAACATATTATCACGTGAGGTTGAAATATATGAATGCTTCTTTAATCTCGATATTGACGGCGACGGTTTACTTGAGCCTGTTATCGTTGATCTTGTCGGCGATGTGGTTTGCAGAATTGAGGAGAATCCGTACGGGAGAGCGCCTTTCCGTGTTACAAGTATTGCTCCAGAGCCGCATAAAGTCGCAGGCATTAGCCTCCCGAGTATATTGGACAATGACCAGAAGATTGCCACGAACCTTATCCGGCTTATTCAGGATAGCGCGGCGTTGGATTGCTACAAAAACCCAGTAACAAATGATCAGCAGATGTTTGCTGCCCTACAGATTAGGAAACCCTACGCAGTTATTAAGGGTGACCCTAACAAGCTTGGTGAAGTAAAAACCTCTACTCCTTCAGCGTTTGTACTGAAAGCCTATGAGCTACTTAAGGCCGAAAATGAAGAGAAAACAGGCATAACCAGATATAATCAGGGCATGGATGCATCCTCGCTGAACAAAACGGCTACGGGTATTGATGCGATTATGTCAGCAAGCGCTAAACCTCTTCGTTTGATCGCGAAAATCATTGGTAACGGCGCAATTCGTGGCCTGATTAGAGATTTTATAGAAATTAATATTATATGGCCAGAAGAAAGCAAACTAGTCATGGAGAACTCGGGAATTGCCATTACTCCTGAACAGTTGATGAAGATTGCCGACATTGACATCGATATCGGTGTTGGTGCAGCAGAGAAAAGCGCAATGGCCAACCAGATGGACCTCCTGATTCAGTTTGCAACGCAGGCTGGCATCCAGATGGGCATTATGACTCCTTCGCATGTTGCTAGAGCGCAGCGGAAGAAATACAGGTTGCTTGGTGTTAAGGTTGACGAGCTCCTCATGAACGACAAAGAGATTCAGGCAGCTCAGGAACAGAAAGCACAGGCAGAGGCTCAGAAAGAGCCGGATATCAAAGAATACTGTCAGATTGATAAGATTTACCCACTTCTTACGCCTATGGAGCAGCAACAGGTCCTCCAGGTGTTCGGAATTCAGCCCGATCCCAATAGAAAGAACCTTCCTCCTCAGGCACTCAGTGGTGAATCGCCAGTCGACATTGCCAAGTTGCAGATAGAAATGCAGCGGATGGCAAATGAGAAAGAGAAGAACGCAATGGACATGAAGAAAGCCCAGTATGAAATGCAGATGAAAATGGCTGACTCCATGACTAAAGCAGACTTGCAGAAAGAACAGATGAGGACTAAACAGCCTCAGAGGTAAAATAAATGGGGGCTCGAAAGGGCCCCCTACTTTAAAGGTGTATCATGGATGAAATGGAAATCGGAAGACAGGCCGAAGAGTTCCTGACGTATATCAACGAAAAGCCTTATTTCAATGAAATGATCGATAGAATTAGACTCGGACTTATGACGGATATGGCAGCATTGAGACCTTCGCAGTCGGAGGAGTGGAAATCACTTTCGGAACGCTTCCATTTCTTGCCTGAGATCGTCAATATGGCACGTGGTGACGTTTATGTGGCATCGGTGGCACTGGAAGCCATGTCGAACAATAAAACGCGTCCTGAGGGCATATTATGATTTACATCTCAGGTGTGTCAGTAGACAATAAAGGCAAAGAAAAACTCCTTCGGATGGAGATTGATAATCTTAGAAAAGAACTGTCAGATATGGAACACGAACTCAAAGCCAAGTATGAAGAATGTGAATGGTTAATAGAGAAGATACATAAACTGGGCGGAAGGTTAAGAAAATGACGGAACATACGTTGCAGGATGTAACAGTGGCTGAAGATTCAGTGGTCCAGCACCCATGTGAGTTTGAGAATAGAAACAAGATGTATTTCGGAGAGCATATACGGATTAGGATGGGGTGTTGGTTTGACGTTTCAGAAGACGATCCTAGATATAAATATCAGATAGAACTGGGTGACGGAACAGCTCTTGGAAGAGACAATCAGTTTTCCACGTCTAGTAAGATTACTTTAGGCAGAAACGTCATGACAGCGTCAAATGTCCATATCGCAACTCAGACTCACAACTATGATAATATAGAAATTCCTATTATGTATCAGGGAGCAACCGATACTGGTCCTTTGAGCATAGGAGACGGTACTTGGATAGGTAGAAATGCTATTATCCTGTGTGCAAGCGTAGGTAAACAATGCGTAGTAGCAGCAGGAAGTTATGTAAATAAAGACGTCCCTGACTACTGTGTTGTGGCAGGTGTACCAGCTAAAATAATAAAACGATATAACCAGGAGACTAAGACATGGGAACGGTTTGTCTGATTCATCCTCCTCATCCTCACTGCACAGATGATAGAATGTCTCCGCCATTAGGTTTACTCTATATTGCGGCACATCTACAGCAGCAAGGGGTTGACGTGGAGTTCGTAGACCTAGCCAGCCGCGAGGTAATACTCGAGAACATTCCCCTGGCTGACTATTATGGAATTACAGCCTACATTACTACATTGGATATCACTAGAAAGATAGCTGATTTGTGCTGGCTGAGAAACCATAAAGCAAAGATCGTTATCGGAGGAGCGCATGCAACACAGGCTCCAGAAGACTTCCCTTATGCTGACTATATTGTGCAAGGCCCTGGTGAAGTGGCTATGGGACAAATTGTTAGAGGGGAGGCATTAGAAAGAGTAATACACGGGGAATGGCCCGAGAATCTGTGGATACTTCCAGCGTACGACCTAATAGAGATGGATTCGTACTCATACAAGGTGGGCGGAAAGCCAGCAATGCCAGTGCTAACTACACGGGGTTGTCCATATAAGTGTGCCTTCTGCGGTCTGACAACAGTTCACAAAAACCAAGCCAAGGTCAGACAGGCAACAGCACAGGAAGCATATGCACAGTTTAAGCATTTAAAGGATACATATGGAATCGAGAACTTTGCAGTCCAAGACGACATGTTTACCTTCGGAAAGAAGCGTTTCAAAGAGCTTGTCGAACTCATTAAGCCTCTCGGAATTCATTATAGATGTCATGGGAGAGCGGGATACGACAACGAAGAAACGTACAGATTGCTCGCAGAGTCAGGTTGCACAATGGTGGCCTGGGGCATCGAGTCGATGGATCAATCGATGCTTGATAGAATGAATAAGAAGTGTAAGGTCCAGGATCAGATAAATTGCGCCGACTGGGCTCATAAATACGGTATTACAGCCAGGGCATTCCTCATTATAGGATTCCCCGGTGAAACCTTCGAGACTATAGAAAAAACCAAGAGAGGTATTACTCGTGCTGACTTCGATCAAAGTTTTGTTAGTAGCTTTATACCTTTTCCTGGAACAGATGTTGCAGACAATCCGGAAAAGTACGGGATTACTTATATAGATCCAGACTTCGATAAATACTTTCTTATCAACGAGAACGGTTCTGGAGGCATAACCATAGATACAAAGTGGTTATCAAGGGAACAATTTGCAGTTCTTGAGAAGGATTTTAGGCAATTTATGAAGGATAGACCCTTCAGAGGTCCTACTCAGGAATACGAAAAATCAATTTACAATACGGAGACTAAAGAATGAAACCCACAGTTAGTGTAGTTGTTGCACTCTACAATCAGCTTGACTATACCATACAGATGTTAGAGTCACTTAATGCGTTTACTAAGTTACCCTACGAATTAATAGCGGTAGATAACGGATCAACTGACGGTACACAGCAGTATTTTCAGGAAGAAATGATGAAACATCCTGAGTACGTATACGTGCGTAACGAGAAGAACCTTGGATGTGCGGGAGCTCTTAGACTTGGATGCCAGATGGCCCGGGGTGAATATATTGCAATTATCAATAACGACATAGTCCTTAGTAAGCAATGGGCAGAAGGACTCATCGATTGCATCAACTCTGACAAGGATATTGGACTTGTTGGAGCAAGAACAAACTATATCAGTGGTCCTCAGATGGTAACTGAAGTAGGACTTGGGTACAGCAACATGTTTGAATATCAGGACTTCGCAGATGACTTTAGGGTATCCTTTAAGGGTGCGTATATTCCTTACTGGCAAATTAGACCTTTCTGCGGAATGATAAAGAAGTCCGTATATGATTCAATACCTGGATGGGATCCACAGTATTTCCCGGCAAACTGTGAGGATGATGACCTTTGCATGCAGTTGGTAACAAATGGATATCGCAACCTTATATGCGGAGACGTGTTCGTTCATCATCATGGTAGTAAGAGTATGGGAGATGTTGCCAGCGAAGAAGGAAAGAAACGATATAATGCTCAGGTTAAAGACATGGGAGCTTTATTTGCTAAGAAGTGGATTAAAGAAAAACCCACCATTTCAGCTTGTCTTATAGTCAAAAACGAAGCTCATTGTCTGGGAGAATGCCTAAAAAGTATTGCCCCCTATGTAGACGAAATCATCGTGGTAGACACTGGAAGCACGGACGGTACAGTAGAGGTGGCAAAAGCCTTCAAAAAGGTTAAAGTGTCACACTTCGACTGGATAGAAGACTTTGCAGCAGCTCGTAACTTTGCGAACCAGCAGGCAACTATGGATTGGATCCTAAGCGTTGATGCTGACGAGGTATTCACTGGTTTAGAGAAGATTGCGGGCCAGATATTGCCTTATTATTGTTTCAGAATAGTTACTAGAAACTACACAACAAACTCACAGTATTCTAACATAACATTTAACTCCGGGGAATATCCCAAACACGAGAAGGGAGTGGGTTGGTTCCCGTCAACGAAGATTAGACTTTTTCCCAATAGGCCAGACGTTATCTGGGAATACCCAGTGCATGAAGTCGTTGAGGAAAGTGTGTATCACCTTGGAATGGGGATCATAGAGAATAAAGACATTGTTGTTCATCACTGGAGCAGGGTTGATGACACAAAATATATGGGAGACAGAAGCGAGAAGTACTTTGAACTCCTGAAGAAGAACGCAGCCAATGGTAAACGTGACCTTAGATGCCTAGAACAGTTAGCAGTACAGGCGCAGGGCATGAAAAAGTATGAAGAGGCTGAAGCATTCTGGATGGAAGTATTTGAGATTGACCCATTGGGCGGCCTAGTGCCTCTCAATATGTGTCATATATGCGCAGAACGAGGGGATTGGAACACCGCAAAAGAATGGGCTACCAAGGCATTTCTCTTGAGCCCTGACAATAAGGATGTCAACCAGAACCTTGCATTGTGTTGTTTTAACACAGGAGACCACCTTATGGCTGAAAGGCTGGCGCTGGCGATCCTCAAAAAGGAACCAGTTAACCCTCTCGGTAAGGCGCTTATCAAAGCAATCAGAGAACTTAAAAAACAGAAAATCCTAGGAGGATAAAATTATGGCGACAAACATGTATCAGGAGTTTGAGCCCGACGTTAAATTTGCAGGAGACTACGTTCTTATTTCCGGAACATTGGAAGTAGACGGTATTGCAGACTTCGACGCACGCGTAGATGCTAACTCAGGTATCGCAGTAACAGGCACAGCAACAATCGGTACACTGGCAATTGGCGCACCTACGGGAACAGCCGTTGGCGCAGCTTGGACGGCAGGCGCACCCCTGTTGACGGAGGCCCAGATGTGTATCACAGTGAAGTGCGGTTCCACCAGCTACAAAATTCCCGTGTGGACTGTATAACTATCAAACTAGCAATGTGGGGAGCAACCTTCGGGCCTCCCCTCAAATAAACTGAATACTCCCTGGAGGGACTTCAAATGAGAGAAACAGAAGTTATGGATTACACTGACAATTCTGAATTGGTCAACGACCAACTAATGGGATTGGCTGGCGGTATCATGGACTTAATGGAAGACAAAGACCCCAATAGATCGGGAATTGCCCAAGTTAATGCTCCGGACGAAGTGGTTGAGGAAGAGGAAGAAGTTGCTGAAGTTGCAGCTGAAACCCCCAAGGCCGATAAGTATATGATCAAATGGGAAGGAGAGGACAAGGAAGTTGATCACGCTGAACTCCTTGAGCTGGCCCAGAAAGGATTCGACTACACCAAGAAGACACAGAAACTCGCTCAGGAAAAGAACGAGCTTTCACCTTATATTGGTCTGGCGAATAAGATCAAATCAGACCCCTTACTTGCCGCAAAGATATCGGACTTGTTGTCTGGTAAAGTTGTGGACGATGCACCTCGGGCTCCTAAGATTGTCTCTGACGACCCGGTTGAGCAACTTAAGTACGAAATGAAACAGGAAATTATGGCCGAAATGGAGTCCAAACTCCAGAAGACCGTGGCCCCGATGAACAAGCAGCAGGCTCTTGATAGGGTCCGCATGCAGGTTCAGGCCGATCCTCTATTTAATGACGTACAGAAAGACATAGTTGCGATGGTGCAGTCACAGCCACAGGCTTTACAGCGCAATTTGTACCTACAGCTCGACCAGGATCCGTCAGCATACTTGCAAGCCTTCGAGCATTTTAAAAAGATAAGACAGTCCAAGACAGGAGACATAGCATCAGTTCCTAAACCTGTGTCCTCTAAGACTAAAGCCCCGATCCTTGAATCTGCTGGCAACGCGTCTGTTCCCTCTAGTGCATCTACGAAAGAGAAACGCGCTGTCATGGATAAGAAGAAAGCTAAAGCTTTACGTTCAGGAGACACGCAGGAGTTATCGAATTGGTTGCTAGAGTCTGGTGCCTTGGAACACCTATTTTAATATAAGGAGATTACCATGGCTATGACAACTACGGCGAACCCCGCCGCAATTACGACTGCATTAAGAGAAGACCTTAGCGATATCATCACCAACATCAGCCCTACGGACACTGTATTCATGTCCAACATAGGCAAAGCCCCTGTTAAAGGCATCTACACGGAATGGCTTGTTGACTCACTGACAACGGCCGCAAACTGTGCCGTAACAGAAGGTAACGTTGCAGTTCCTACAGACGGTCATGCCCAGACGCGTACTGGCAACTATACGCAGATCGCAGCCAAATGGATTTCAGTGTCTGACACTATCGAAGCAGTAGACAAAGCTGGCCGTAAATCAGAAATGGCTTATCAGTCTGGCCTCATGCTGAAAGAACTTGCACGCGACATGGAATTCGGTCTTATCAACAACTCGACCTCTACTTCCGGCGCAACGCGTTCGGCCTGCGGACTCAAAGGCTTCATCACAACGAACGACACTTCCTTCACGACCGGTACCTCGATCACAACGTTGACCGAGACACTCTTTAACGACGTTATCGAAGCTTGCTGGACCGCCGGTGGTAACCCCACGATGGTTCTTGCCAACAGCTACCACAAACGTCAGATCTCAGCCTTCACGGGCAATAGCAAAATCGTCACGAACATGGACGCAGAACAGAAAAAAATCATCCTGTCCGTAGACTATTACGAATCAGACTTTGGCGTAATCAAAGTATACGCATCACGCTTCATCGCCGAAGACTCTTCAGACTACAGAACCGTATACATCCTTGACAAAGAGAAATTCCAGTTGGGCGTCCTTCAGGGCCTCAAAACGGAAAAACTCGCGAAGACTGGCCTTGGTCAGATCATTCAGATGTCAACCGAGTATACTCTCATCAGCAGAAACGAGCTCGCCTCAGGCGCAATCAAGAACTGTGCCAGCATAGCAGCTCACTAAGCATAACTTAACAAAGGGGAGGAGCAATCCTCCCCTATTTTAAAACTAAGAGGATAAAATGATAGTTGACAACATAGGACTCAAATTCTTGAATGATGAAGAGTATGTCATCACTGGTAGCATCACGCAGAACAATATCCCTGTATTGGAAGAAAACTACGTTGAGAAAATGAACGCTAATAATGGCTTCTCTAACGAGCGTATGTTCCGTAAGATTGCCAGTATACCGGTTGTCGCGCAGTTCAAAGCCAAGCAGGATGGATATGACCTCGACAATCCCGTAGATCTCAAGAGATTCCTTGCTGATAACCCTGATTATATGTCGGTTAGAGCAGTGGATACAGGAGCAAGCGGAAAGATAATAATAAAGTAGGAGGCGCAATGCAGATAAATTTAACGATCAATCTTGGCGGTCTCATGGATGAAGACCTAGAACTTGATGAAGAAGGTAATCCCATTCCTAAGAAAAGAAAAGAGATAGAGGACCCCATGGATATGACGTTAGATGGTCTACTTGCGGGTGCTAGAGACAAATACGATTGGGTGACAAACTAATGTCTCGCGGGGCAGGACGTGGAAACGTCACAATAGATGGTACTTCAACAGTTGCTATATCTGGTACTCCTACAGTGACAATGGGAGCAGTGAGCATAAGTGGTACACCTACAGTAACAATGACAGCCATGACTGGAACTGTTACTATAGCCGGAACCCCTACAGCATATATCTACGGTAAGACTGGTGATTCAACATATCAGATGCCAAGATTAGATGTTCAGACACATGCAATAAACACCATAGAATATGAACACCACGAAATCCACGCCGGGAGTGCCTTTACTTGCCACTTTAACAATGATGTTACTAATATAGGTGAGCAAACAGCCATAGCCTTTAAGACGCCTAATACCACTAAATGGATACATGTGGTAGCTGGATTTGAATCTACTGGTGCAGCCTATTCGGCAATATACGAAGATGCAGACTTAGATTTGGATGAGGGAACAGATTTAACAGTATGGAATCATGATAGAAATAGTTTAACAGCTTCCACAGTGTTAACTATAGAGACCGCACCTGATGCTGGAAAAGCCACTAGCTACACTGAGGCTCAAATATCCGGGGCCACTCTTAGCACGGCTAGCGAAATAATTAGGCATTATTTAGGTACTACCATAGGTAAGGAAGATCCAGGAGGATCTAGTAGGGCTAACGGAGAACTTATATTAAAACAAAACACAGTATATTGTTTTTTGATTAATTCGCTAACCGCAGATAATAGCTCTCATAATATAACTTTAAATTGGTATGAACACACGAATAGAACAGCATAGGAGGGAACATGGCATTAATATCAGCACTTATAACAGAACTAAGGGTGGATCTCGCGGATGAGTCATCTACTCGTTGGACGGACGCATCCCTCCTGTCAATGTTTAAGAAAGCAATCAGGAGAGCAAATAGGATAGTGCAGCGCAATGGTATACAGTTTGCCAAGAAACATTCTACTTTTACAACTGTTGCCAATCAGACATATGTAGTATTATCAACTTCAATCACAGACTTCGATGTTTTAATCACTATGGCCAGAAGTGATACACACCAGCAGATTAGAATATGCGACGATAGAGAGTGGGAAACCATAGAGACCGCTGATGCCTTAGCCGTTGCGTATATAGACTATGCTGGCGACAAGATACACTTCTACGATAAAGACTCGGCAGCTATCACAATCAACGTACATTACTATCCTACGGTTGATCCTTCCGCATACACCACGGCGTCTAGCACTCCATGGTCTGGTAGGTTGGACGATGTGCTTATGGAATACGTTGGATTCAGAATGAAAAACATTGATGAAATGGATGTCTCGATAGATCAGCAGCTTATGCAGGATATGGAACAGCAGATCCTACAGGCATATGCGCCTAATGCTGCCACTATCAATGATACCAGAGGGTGGTTATAATGGCGAGAAAAGGACGTAGACAAGCGGCAGTTACATCAAAGACACTGATACTAAATGGCGGCTTGAACTATGCCCAGTCAGCAGCTAACATCGCTGATAACGAGCTAACAAGAGCATCCAACGTTATTTATGATCCAGACACGGATCAGCTTATGGCAAGACCTGGTACAGATTGTATCACTGATACAGCGTTGGCAGCAGCCATTGACATAGGTTATTACTATGTAAAAGATGCTTCAACTGCGTTTCATGTTGCAGCTTCTGGTGGAGTGTTGTATTACCTAGACGGAACCACATATACTGCTATCGCCACGCTACATGATGTGACGGTGGTTCCTTCATTCGCAACCTTTAACTCCAAGTTGATAGTAGCTGACGGCTCAGCCAATCTTAGTTATTGGGACGGAACAATAGTATCTCCTACATTAACAGCCATAGCAACATCTCCTGCCGCAACAGCTCTGGCAGTAATCAACAATAGACTAGTCGCCAATGCAGACGACGAAGACGACAGCGTTTATCTGAGCAAGACCAACGATGAGACAGATTGGGATACTGCTGGATCCGCAATTGGACTTAAAGCTGGCTTCGGGGACCTCCTTAAGGTTAACGCATTCGGAGTCTATGGGGATGACTTAGTTATTAGCAAGGTAGGGGACGCATCTAAGAGATTGTACAGGCTTAACGTTTCAAGCCCAACAACTTCAGAATGGTATATCAAATCATTGTCCTTCAATAATGCAGCTAAATCAGCCAACACGATGGTTGGGGCATGGAACAATATATTCTTCGTTGACGACGATGGCTTCAAGACTCTCAAGGGAGTTCAGGAATACGGTGACTTGCAGGTTGATAGGATAGGACAGAAAATAAACACCGTTTTCACTTCTAGTATAACTTGCAACTATGTAACATATATTCCTTCATACAATAGCGTCATGTTTAACGTATCCGACAGAGTTTTCTGTTACACGGAAAGATACGATCCTCAAAGCGGAAATAGAATTCCTGCATTTACAGACCTTTACTTCAAATGGGGAAGGCCTACTTCCATATATGAGGGCGACGGTGTCGTATACCTTACTGGTTATAATGGGCACTTATATAAACTAGACGAAACTCTGGGCACAGACGAAACTGTGCCGAGTACAACTGCTAATTATACGTGTTCTGTTAAAACTAAATCGTTCTCTTTCTTTGATGACATTATGTTAAGAAAAGTGCAGTTCTATATGAGACCGAAGAAAGCTGGAACTGGAAACATCAATCTTTGTTATACTGAATCAGATAAGATACTGTTGAAAACTTTTACAGTTCTAGGTTCAGGAGAGCTTTTATATAGTGCCACTGAATATCTTGCAGCAGCCACAGGTTACGTGTACGAAGTTGGAGCAGCAGCATGGACAGAGGAAAGTAGGAATAGATACAGAGGCACAGAACTAGCCTTTGAAATAGAAGTTACTACAGGAAGATCTGGTATAGAATGGTGTAAGTTTGAGCTTGCAGAGCTTGAAGGAGGGGAATGATGGCTGGACTATTGGGTTACGATGATACATATGCCGTCCCTCAGAATGCTG